CGTCATTTTCTAAGAAAAAATACCATAGTGCAAGATTGCCCCTCTATGTATACACAGCGCTATACCCCAAAGCCCCTTAATGTATATACACAGTGCTATACCTTAGAGTACTACGTAGTACTACGTAGCTATCACTGTGGTGTACATTAAGTATACTTAGGTTATATATCTTAAGTTATATAACTATGTCTATAGCTACCTTAAAGTATACCTTATAGTATATATAGTATTCTTTTGTCTAATTTCAAGAGGTACACTATAAAATATTTTATGTCGATTTCTCTTGACAAATCATCTAAAATACTGTACAATAATATGGGTAAGGGCAACTTAGGAACTTCAATGCCAATCTTTACTAAAGACGATCTTTACAACAAATCTAACAACATGCTCATCAGGAACATCTTCTGTGAATGGAATCCTGAGGGTCTACTTACCTTAGACAAGAATGGTAAGGAAGGTAAGATTTGTCTGTTTAAGCTCTATATGGCCCATTGTGTCGATGATCCCTCAGAGGTTACCTTTGCTGAAGAAGTATTCGGAGACCTCTTCTTCTGGCAGAATCTCTCCGAAGCTAATTGGTTCGAGAAGGATATCACCGAGTGGAGACACCTTGCAGCCACCAAGCGTAAGCAGAAAGCCTTCAAGGCTATTATTGCTGAAGTAGAAGACAAAGGTAGAAGCTCCTTCACTGCTGCTAAATACCTTATCGAAGAGCCTTGGAAGGTGGGTAACGCCACTGAGCGTAAGAAGATCAAGAAGCAAATCTCGGATAGTGCTGAAGCTGCCCTTAAGGATTCCTCGGTACAATCAGACCTACGTAGACTTAAAGAGCAAGGATTGATTCAATAATGGCCAAGGAAACCACTAAGAAGTTCAGACTTCCTGCTCAGGGCAAGCCTAAGCCTAAAGTAAAGAAGACTTCTGCCAAAGAGCTTGGTAAAACTGCTAATGAGCAGTTTAAAGCTGGCACTAGAGATAAAGATAAGGCCACTATTCCACTCTACAATAATAATGGAATTAAGAATACGGCAAAACAAGAGGCTTCTATTACAGCAGAGACTCGTCGTAGAGGCGTCTCAGACTCTGATTCCGAGAAGTTCATGAAAGAACGTAAGAATAAAGTAGAGTCTCGTAAACGCAAGATTGCTAGGATTACAGGTGTCTAAAACCTTAGTTCAGGAGATTAGAGAAGCTGCGGAAGCTGACTTTCTCTACTTCATTAAACTTATTGCTCCTGAACAAGTCCTTGGTGCCTGCCATGAGGATGTTATCCGCTGGTGGTACCGTCCTGAGGCCAAGAGCCACCAACTGCTACTCTTCCCTAGAGACCACCAGAAGTCTCGTCTAGTCGCCTATAGGGTTGTCTGGGAACTAACTAAAGACCCCACCCTTAGAGTCTTGTATATCTCTGCTACTGCTAACCTTGCAGAGAAGCAACTTAGCTTCATGAAGTCTATCTTCACTAGTGAAATCTATAGACGCTATTGGCCCCTCCACGTCCATCCTGAAGAAGGTAAACGTAAGAAGTGGTCTGTGTCTGAGATTATGTTAGACCACCCCCTTAGAGAGTCTGAGAAGGTCAGAGACCCTTCTATCTTCACTGCTGGTCTTACTACTGGTATCACTGGTATGCACTGCGACATTGTCGTTATGGATGACGTAGTGGTCTATGAGAATGCCTACTCCAAGGAAGGTAGAGAAAAGGTTAAGAGCCAATACTCCCTTCTGGCTAGTATCGAAGGTGCTAATGCTAGAGAGTGGGTTGTAGGTACTAGATATCACCCCTCCGACCTGTATTCAGAGCTTATGTCTATGACTCAGGATACCTTCAATGATGATGGAGATATTGAGGGTAGTGAGGGTATCTACGAAGTCTACGAGAAGGCTGTGGAGAACCGTGGAGACGGTACTGGAGAGTTCCTCTGGCCTAGACAACTTCGTAAAGATGGTAAATGGTTTGGCTTCGATCAGAAGATTCTAGCCAAGAAGCGTGGACAGTATCTCGATAAAGGTCAGTTCAGGGCACAGTATTACAATGACCCCAGTGACCCTGATAACGTTCCAGTTACTAAAGACAAGTTCCAGTACTATGAAAGAAAGTTCCTGAGCCAAGAAGGTGGCCATTGGAAGTTCCGTGGTAAAAGGTTAAACGTAGTCGCCGCAGTAGACTTTGCATTCAGCTTAAGCAAGAAGGCTGACTTTACCGCCATTGTAGTTGTAGGTATGGACAGTGAAGGGCAAGTCTACGTCTTGGATATTGATCGGTTTCGTACTGACCGTATTAGTGAATATTTTGAGCATATCCTTCAACTATCGAATAAGTGGGGATTTAGAAAGCTTAGAGCAGAGGTTACAGTCGCTCAGGCCGTCATTGTCAGACAACTAAAGGACTTGATTAGAGAGAATGGTTTGTCTATCTCCATTGATGAGCACCGCCCACAGAACAAGTCCAAGCAAGAACGTATGATGGCTATCCTTGAGCCTCGCTATGACAATAAGCTTATCTGGCACTACAAGGGTGGTGAGTGTCAGACCCTAGAGGAAGAGCTTGCTACTCGTAACCCTTCCCACGATGACGTAATTGATGCTCTCAGCAACGCTATTGATATCGCTATCAAGCCTGCTGGTTCGTCTAACTCACAACGTAGCTCCAACATTGACTGGAGTGCATTCAAATTCAGAGGGGCCAATGCCGCTTAATTCTAAACCAAAACCTAAAGTCCACAGAGGCAACAGTGCTGTGGGTAAGGTGATTCCTCCTAAAGCCAAGACTAAGACTCCTGTCTATACTCAGGAAGAATTAAATAAACTTCAACTCAGAAAGAATAAGCCTAAGACTAAGACCTCTATGGGCTATTCTGGGGCAGCAAAGATTTAATGGCTGGTACTGTATTAGACCTAGACTCCATCATTGGACCTGACCAACTCGCTAGCGAGATTGCTAACAAGTGGATAGAGTGGAACTCTTACCGCTCTTCTTGGATTGAGGAGAAGAAGGAACTCCGCAACTACCTCTACGCTACGTCCACCAAGACAACTGCCAATGCTCTTCTGCCTTGGTCTAATACCACGACCACCCCTAAGCTGACTCAGATCAGTGATAACCTCCATGCTAACTACATGGCTACCCTGTTCCCTCAGAACAAGTGGATGAAATGGGAGGCTCTAGATAAGGAATCTGGTACTAAGCTTAAGAGAGACATTATCCAAGCCTATATGGATAACAAACTTCGTCAGTCTAACTTCACCACTGTGGCCTCTAAGCTTGTACAGGACTATATCATCTATGGCAACTGCTTTGCTACCGTAGAGTTTGAGAAGTCCTTCCGTACTAAGGCTAGTGGTGAGCCTGTTATTGACTACGTAGGCCCCAGACTGGTCCGTATAAGCCCCTACGATATTGTCTTTAACCCTACCGCAGCCTCGTTTGCCCATACTCCTAAGATCGTTAAGTCGATTATGACCATTGGTGAGGTCAAGAAATACATCGAAGATAGCAAGAATACAGCTTATGAAGCTATCTTTACTCGTATGGTTGACTCCCGTAACGCTGTTAAGTCGAGTGATGGTGATGTCTCTAAAGGAAATGCTTACACTGCTGACGGCTTTACTGATATTAGGAACTATTATAACAGTAATTATGTCGAAATTCTTACCTTCTATGGGGATATTTACGACTATACCACTGGAAAACTACTTAGAGACCGTATTATCTCCGTAGTTGACCGTGCTTACGTCCTTGAAAACAAGGAACAGCCCTCTTGGAGCGGTAAATCCCCCATTTTCCATGCTGGCTGGAGAGAAAGACCGGATAACCTTTACGCTATGGGTCCTCTGGACAACTTGGTTGGTATGCAATACCGTATTGACCACCTTGAGAACCTTAAAGCAGACGTATTTGACCAGATCGCCTACCCAATCACCAAGATCAGAGGTGATGTCGAGGACTTTGACTATGCTCCGGGTAGTCGTATCTATATGGGTGAAGAAGGAGACGTAGCTTACCTTGTGCCGGATGCCACAGCCCTCCAAGCAGACTTCCAGATCAGAGCACTTGAAGACAAGATGGAAGAAATGGCCGGTGCCCCTAGACAAGCTATGGGTATCCGTACTCCGGGTGAGAAGACAGCATTTGAAGTAGAACAACTCCAGAACTCTGCTTCTCGTATCTTTGAACACAAAGCTGCTCACTTTGAGAAGGTCTTCCTTGAGCCTGCACTCAACGCTATGCTTGAGCTTTCCACCAGAATGCTTGACATGGTGGACCGTATCGAGATTATAGACCCCAACTCCGGTGCTATTGTCTTCCGTCAGATCGAGAAGAAGGATATCTCTGGTAACGGTAAGATTGTCCCTATGGGTGCCAGACACTTTGCTGAACGTGCTCGTAGAGTCCAGAGTCTGTCTACCCTCTGGCAGATCAAAGCTGCTGATCCCTCTGTCGGTGCACACCTGTCTGGTAAGAAGTTTGCTCAGATTCTTGCTGAAGAGCTTCAAGAGCCAGAACTGTTTGGTGAAAACATCGCAGTCAAGGAACAAGCCGAGACTCAGATGGCTATGCAGGATAACGAAGCGGATATGCTTCAACAAATGCAAATCTCAGCGGAGAATGGATTATGAGAAAAGATACTATTAAAGACTTAGTACGCACCAAGATTACCTACGATAAAGGCGCTAAAGCCATTAAGAAGGTTGGTGGTGCCGATAAAGCTAGAAAGCTTTTGGAGAAAAAGAAGGCTAAGTAATGGATAGCCGTTGGATTAAGGCTGGACATTCTAGGGAAGACGTTAAACGATTCAAGCCTGCCCTAGAAGCCCTGAAAGAAATCTTAGAGACAGACTTCCTTAAGAAAGATGCTGTCCGAGATTACTCCCCCGGATGGGAGTACAAACAAATCGCAGTAAACGAGTATAATTCCGTACTCAGCGATGTCATCAAACTCTTAACCGTAGAGAAGGACTAAAATGTTATTCCAAGACCAAACCACGGGTCAAGACGGCAATCAGAACCAACAGACTCCTAACCAAGAAGACTGGCTGGCAAAGATTGTGGAAGCTAAAGGTGAGAATTTTAAGGACCCCCAAGTCCTTGCTAAATCCAAACTTGAATCTGACAAGTATATTCTTGAACTTGAAAGACAACTCAAAGAAATGCGAGACGAAGTTGGTAAGCAAGACTATGCGTCCAAGCTTTTAGCTGAATTGCAGAGCGGGCGGCAGACCACCAATGCAAACTCTGTACCGAATACTGGTGAACCTAAGCCGAGCGATACCAAGCCGGAACTTAGTGAAGATGTAATCAAACGCCTAGTCGAACAAACGCTGACTCAACGAGAAGCTCAGAATACCTCCGTCCAGAACACCAAGATTGTGCAAGAACAACTTGCTCAGAAGTATGGTACCGAGGCTAAGGCACGAGTTGAGGCGAAGGCACAAGAACTTGGTATGAGCATGGAAAGACTTTCCGCTCTAGCTGCTGAGTCTCCCACCGCCTTTATGACGCTTATTGGAGAACCTAAACCCGAGTTTAGACCTCCGGTCCAAGGAACGATCAATACGTCCTCAGCGCAGTATTCGAATCCAGCGGAACGAGACTGGAACTATTACCAGAATCTCCGCAGAACTAATAAAACACTTTACTTTGACCCCAAGACGCAACAACAAATGATTCAAGATAAACTACGTCTAGGGGACCGATTTGGAAACTCATAACAGGAGAAAGCTTAAATGAGTGGTATGACTACTGCAAATATGAGCCAACTCACTCGCTCGGAACTTTGGTCTTCGGAACTCAAAGAAATCCTTCGCGATGAGATGATGGCTCAAAAATATGTCAGGATGCTTGATGGCTTCCCGGATGGTGATACGTTTACGATCCCGTCTATCGGCCAACTTCAAGTTGACAACTACGAAGAAGACACTGACGTTCTGTTCCGTCCGATGGATACTGGTGAATTCCAGTTCTCTATCACGGAGTACCTGTCGAGTGCTACCTACATCACCAACAAGGCTAAGCAAGACGCCTTCTACTCTGCTCAACTGATTTCCAGCTTCGTGCCGGAACAAGAGCGTGCCATTATGGCGCACTTTGAGCGTACGACTCTTGCTACCCCGGAAGCTGGTGTTGCAGCTAACTCGCAGGAACTCATTGACGGCATCCAGCACCGCTGGGCTGGCTCGGGTACTGGCACGTTTATTACCGTGTCGGACTTTGCTCGTGCTCGCTATGCACTGAAGCGTCTTAACGTCCCTGATACTAACCTTATCGCTATTGTTGATCCTTCGGCTGAATACACGATCAACACCCTGACCAACCTTGTGTCGGTCTCGGACAACCCGCGTTGGGAAGGTATCGTTGCTGACGGTATTGCAACTGGTATGAAGTTTGTCAAGAACATCTACGGCTTTGACGTGTATACGTCGAACTACCTGAAGACTGCGACTGACAACGCTCTTACCAACGCTGCGGCCTCGCCTGCTAACCAAGACTTCTCTTCGGTTAACGGTAAGGTCAACCTGTTCTTCTCTGCCGCCTCTACGGTTATGCCGTTTGTCGGCGCTTGGCGTCAGCCCCCGAAGGTTGACTTCGAGTACAACAAGAACAAGCAGCGTGACGAATACGTGACCACGGCTCGTTATGGCGTTAAGCTGTACCGTCCCGAGAACATGGTTCGTATCATCACCAAGACCAACGTGTAATAGGAGTATAATTACATGTCTTACACTAACGCTGACGGCCTTAGAGTCCTTACCGACGCAGATCAGGGTGCTGTTAAAACGCAGGGTACCTCTCCCGGCGCTATGCACCAAACTCTGGTCGTGGACATCCCGGCCTTTACCGCTATCGGTACCACCTTTGGCGCTTCTAACATCGACGTAATGAATCCGGTTATCCCGGCTGGTTCGTTGATCCTTAGCGCCACACTGGTTATGACTACGGCTGCTACCTCTGGTGGTGCTGCTACTCTTACCATCGGTACCTACAACGCTGCCGGTACTGCTATTGACGCAGACGGTATCGACGCTACTGTTGCTCTGACCGCTATTGACGCGATTGGTGAAACCGTGCGTTGTGACGGCGCTCACCTCACCACGGCTGGCTATGTCGCAGAGAATGCCTACATCGGGCTTATCTACGCCACTGCCGCTTACACCGCTGGTGCAGGCAAGCTTTACATTGAATACGTGAAGCTCTAATCTAACTTGGCTAGGGGGTTTCGGCTCCCTAGCCTTTAACCTTAGGAACTAATATGCCCGCTCATTCTACTTTAACTGGTGCTGATCTACATGAACCTAAGGGTATTGAAAATGCCACTGTAGGTGAGGTCTACGTTGCTGATGGTCTTGGTACTGGTAACTGGACTAACCCCCCTTACGCTGTGTCTGGTGTGATTGACGATGTGTCTACTGCCAGCACTATCTATCTTCCCATTCCATTCGCTGGTACTGTGGTTAAGGTTGTAACCGTACTTGCTGGTGCACTTACTACGGCTAACGCTATTGTCACTGTCAAGGATGCTGCTGGTGCCTCTATGGGTACTCTTACGATTACTCAGTCTGGTTCTGCCGCTGGAGACATTGATATTCTTAACCCTTCCTCCAACAATACTGTAACTAACGACAGTAGAATTTCTGTCGAAACTGACGGTGCTTCCGACACCGCTAGAAAGCTTTTTGTAACGGTCTTTATTAGAGGTTCCTAATGTTTGACCTCCCGATTGATGAGCTTGGAGAAAAGTTATGAAGAGAACATTGCTGGACATGACGCAAAGTATTTTAAACGATATGGATAGTGAGCCAGTCAACAGCATCTTTGATACCGAAGAAGCCCAACAGTGTGCTTCAGTTATCAGAGATACCTACTTCAATATTATTGCTGCTAGAGAGAACCCTGAGCACGATGAGCTTCTCAAGCTTACTGCTCTATCCGATAGTGCTCGTCCCAGCATGTTCCTTTATCCTGAGAATGTAAAAGAGATTAGAGTCTTTGAATACGATGGTAAGGAAGTCTACTGGAAAGACCCTACGGAGTTTCTAGCCTCTCTTCCTACCTCTGGTGATGATGTCTTTAACTATACTCACCCAGTTAATAACATTCCCCTTACTTGCCGTAACAGTAAGAACCCTAGGTACTACACCTCTTTTGATAACCAATACATTGTCTGTGACAGCTACAACAACGTAGAAGACACTACTCTTCAGGAGAGTAAGACTAGATGCTGGGGTACCAAGTATCCTACCTTTACTATGTCTGACTCTTTCATTGTTGATTTGAACGAGACTATGTTCCCCTATCTTCTGGCAGAATCTAAGTCTGTGTGCTTCTCTGTCTTTAAATCTGGAAGTGACCCTAAAATTGAACAAGCAGCTAGACGACTCAAGTCCTATGTCCAAAACGATAGATACAAAACCAAGCAATCCAACAGAAGAAATCTTTACGGTAGACGTTGATCTAGAAGGACAGAAGGCTAGAATTACCTCTAGTAAGCACAAGGCTGAGTTTGTTGTTAACAAGTTAAGATCAGCCCTGTTCTTCTCGGTGAACACCACTAAAGGTGTTGTGCCTAATGAACTCTCTGGTAAGTATACTTCCCTAGACTCTGCTATCCACGCTGTAACCCAGTACATCAAGAATACTAAAGAGACTTTTGCAGTAAGGTCCGATAGGCTCCACGAAGAACGTCAGCAAAGAAAACATGCAGAATCTTAATCAACGCACAGTTAACAACCTTACTAAAGGTCTTATTACAGAAGCTGGGGAACTTACGTTTCCTGAGAATGCTTCTGTTGATGAGCTTAACTGTGTCTTGTCTAGGGATGGCTCTAGGTCCCGTAGACTTGGATTAAACTTTGAACCGGGGTACCAACTCTCTCAGTTCACTGTAGACCCAAATCTGCCTCTGTATGTGGGTAGATGGGATAACCCCGGTGGTATCGCTAGCCTTAGCTTTATGGTTGTTCAAGCTGGCTCTGTACTCTGGTTCTATAATAGCTCTAACGCTCCCTATAGCACCGGCTATGACCCTCTAGCTCTGAACATCAACCTTGATGACTATGCCGCTCCTGGTAAGAGTGTAGAAGACTACCGTATGGAGTTTGCTACCATTGCTGGTGTTCTTGTCGTAGCTAGTGAGGGTCTTAACACTGTCTACCTTGCTTATGAGAATAATGCTATTGTAGCCACTCAGATTGAATTCAGAGTTAGAGACTTTGACTGGCAGTCTGATGTCTGCGACCTTAACCTTAGTATCCCTAAGGCTACTGTTACTAACCAGAGAAAGTATGATACCTTTAACGCTGGTTGGGCTGGTAACTACGGTGAAGACCCGTTAAGCAGCACTGACGAGATTGTTGGTGTTATCTTTGACGGTAACGCAGCAGGTCCTCTGAGACCCAGACAGCGTGTGTATAGCAGCAATGGTCTTGAGGCTCTGTACATCTATGTACGTACAAGAGAGAAGTGGCCTGCTCTTACCCACCCTTGGTTTAGTGGTAAACTCTCGGATGGTAACTTTGATACCACTCCTTGGGAGAAGGTCTACGCTGGTTCAAGCCTTATCGGTAACGGACACTTTATTCTTGACTTCTTTAATAAAGATAGGAATGAAATCTCTGGTCTTACTGGTATTCCTAATGAAGTAGAGAAAGAAAGATTTAGGTCTGTTGCTGCCTATGCTGGCCGCATGTTCTACGCTGGATTGGGTAGTGGTAAGAACTCTGGCAAGGTGCTCTATAGCCGCATCCTAGAGACCATCAAGGAGTCCTCTAGCTGCACTATTATCGGTGAGTGCCTCCAGCAGAATGACCCTGCTTCTGAATATTTCAATGATCTTCTTGAGACTGATGGTGGTGTCATTAACATCCCAGAGGCTAATAACATCAAAAAGATTTATGCCCACAACCAATACCTGTACGTCTTTGCTGACAATGGTATCTGGGTTATCTCTGGTCCAGATAGCCGCTTTAGTGCTTCTAGCTACTATGTCTCTAAGGTCTCTAACGTAGGACTGTTTTCTATTGGTAGTTTTGTAGAAGCTGAGGGTGTCCCCTTCTGGTGGTCTAAGTATGGTATCCATACCTTTGCCTATGATGAAAGCTCTGGCTTCCCTATGGAACAGAACCTTTCTATCTCCACCATTCAGACTCTGTGGGATGGATTAGACACCAACGCTAAAGAGACTGTTGTATCTGCTTACGATAGGGTAAACAAGCAAATCTTCTGGCTGTTTCCAGCTAACGGAGAGACTGTACCTAACCGTAAGACTGATATGCTTATCCTTAATATCCCACTACAAGCCTTCTATCCGTGGAAGGTGGCTTCGGCTAACACCTACATAGTGGCACCATTCTTCTTTGATTCTTATGGGGCTACTAGGTTTAACGATAATATCGTAGACTCTTTAGGTGCTGTTGTAACAGATCAACTTAGTGCTCCTGTCTGGGTAGATGGCTATAGCCTTATCACAGAAGCTGATACTCAACTTGGCTTTGTTACCTATGTACCTAGTGAAGACTTCCCAGCCTTTGGGCAGATCACTATTAGTACCTTTAATGATGAACGCTTCTATGATTGGGGCACACAGACTTACGAAAGCTTTGTAGAGTGCGGGTATGACTTTGCAGGAGACCTTCTGCTTAAGAAGAGTGCTCCCTATGTCACCACGTATTGTAGGGTTACTGAAGAAGGCTTTGGGCCTGCCCCCGGCTATGTAACCATTAACCCCTCAGGACTGTTTATGGAGGCTTACTGGGACTTCAAGAAGTCAGCTTCTACTAGGCAACAGGTGTACCGTATCAAACCTACTCCAGTCTACACTGAGGATGGCAATGGACAGACTAAAGACGTTGTAACATCCAGACTTAAGGTTAGAGGCTCAGGTAGGTCTATGAGACTTAAGTTTATTGCAGAAGAAGGAAAGAACTTTGTACTTCTAGGGTACTCTGTTCTTGTCGGGACTAATGCCAGATTCTAATTCTCTTACATTCATTGAGACTAAGAACTACACTATTAGACTAGAATACAACGAGGAATATGTCATCGCACACCTTCCTGAGATTAAGATGACTAAAGAAACATTCTTGGACATGCAGGCTAGGCTAGAGGTGTGGTATGAATTCTTTAAGACAGTTGGATACAAGGGAATCTTTGCTGCCATTGATCCAAATAATCTAAAGATAACCAAGTTACTCACAAAACTTAACTTTAAGAAAAAAGGACATGCTGATAATATGGATGTCTACTTTTATGGAGAATTATAATGGCACCAGTAGTCGCAGTTGTTAGTGCTGTAGCCACAGTTGGTGGTACTATTATGGCCTACAGAGAGCAAAAGAAGGCCGCTGAGGCTGGTCGTAAACAACAGCAGTTAGCTACCGACAGAAGCAACAGAGAGTCTATTAGAGAGGCTCAGCTTCGTAGGGCTATGGCTATCTCTGCTGCCGCTAGTATGGGTGCCTTAGGTGGCTCTGCGCTTGCTGGTGGTATCACATCTCTAGGCTCTCAGCTTGGCTCTGGGCTGGGCTTCTCTAGCCAGATGTCTTCGCTTAGTGGGGATATCGAGAGAGCTACACAGAAGGCTCAGACTTGGGGAGCTATTGCTAGTATGGGTAGCACCCTATGGCAAGCCTCTGGTGGTTTTGCTAACTTCAATGGCACAGGAGATACCTCAGCTAAGAAGCCCACTTCAGCTACCGCTGCTGGTACTGGGCCATTCCAGCGTCAACAACCTTATACTTCTCACGCAGGTAGAGCAGGATTCTAATGGCTATCTTTAAGATAGAAGAAGAGAAGAAGACTCCTAGTATCCTTAGGCTCAATGTGGACACATCCACTGGGCCTACGGCCCTACTTAAGAATGAATACCTCAAGGATCAGGCTGAGGTACTGTATCCTTTGGTGTCTAATACTCCTAAGGAAGAAGTAAAGAGTTTCTTAGAGGCTGGAGTTGTTGGCCCTATTGAGTCTAAGGCTCAGGCTATTACTACTGAGAAACAGACTAACAAGATGCTAGACGTTATTGAGATGTCTAGACTTGACCAGAAGACTCCTGAGCAGGCTATTGCTGAGCTTGAGGAACTCAGAGAGACTAACCCTATGCTTAAGGCATTTGTTCCTAAGGAAGTGCTTCACGCCCTTAAGCAAAGTGATAGCCCTGTAGCCCAACGTGCTGCTCAGGGAAGACTTGCTAACGTCCTTATTGCCTCTACTATTCTTAACAACAAGATGTCAGAGTCTAACGAAGAATCTTTCTGGGCTAACTTTGACTTTGTAGACATGCTTGCCTCTGACCTTCCTATTGTCTCGTCTATTAACGTCGAGAGACGTAAAGAGCTTAGCGATAGGTTTCTACAGCTTCTGGACTCTAACGAAGACCCCGGTATCATTCAGAAAGAGATGCAGGCTATTGTAGATGAGGCTGCTGACATGGGCTTCTTCACCAATAGCAATCGTTTCTACATGAATGACTTCCTTATGCTTACCATGGACCAAGGTAAGGGTGGGGAGCTTGCTCTGCAACAAGGTCTGGCTGGTCTAGATGCTATAGCATTCCTTGCTGGTCTTGGTGATGCTGGTAAGCTTGTAGCTATGACTAGAGAGTCTGTGGAGGAAACTGCTGAGGTTCTTACTAAAGGTGTCATTAAGGATAACCCTGCCGGTGGTGTAGACCCTGCTACGTGGAAGGAGAGCATCCTTACGCCTGAGGCTACCACTATTAGGTCTCCTACTGTCTCTGCCGCTGTTAAGGACGTAGAGCTTGCCCTACAGGCTAGGGAAGAGGCTATTGCTGTAAGGCTTGCTTCTGGCTCTGCTATTGACGATGAAACCTTTGAACCATTCGTAGCTGTTCTTAAGGAGCAGGCTAAAGCTCGTGCTGAGAAAGCTGGTAACCTTAGGACTATTGATGTCACTGTAGACAAAGACCCATTTGACAACATCACTATGGCTGAGTTCTACGGCACTACTAAAGGTAGAGCTTTTACCAGTCAAGTAGCCGCGCAGAAATACGCTGACCAAATCCTTGGTGAGATTGTCCCCGTTGGTTCTAAAATAGTACCAGAGCCTCCCGTTCCTTCTGATATGGTAAGATTTTACCACCACGGAGGTATTGGTGGAACTAATACCTACTCAACTAACAAAGCCTACTCATCGCAATACGCAAACGGTTCTGATGAACTTTATTATTTTGATGTGCCTAAGACTGATGATGCTGTTGAGTCTATGGCTATAAATAACTGGCAGACTAGTATTACCACAGCAAGCTTAGACCCAAATAAATATGGCGGGCTAAAAAGAGTTGGTAAGGTGTCGGAAGGTGGCTTTATGGTCAAGAAGACCAGTAACGTCCCTACTGGTTGGTATAGTCAAGGTGCTACTCCTGAAGCTATTGCTAAAGACTTGTCTCTCTACCCTGCACTTAGGGAAGATGAGCTTGGTAATGGTGTATGGGCACATATTGGTTCTGGTCTTGCTCAGACTGATTGGACCAACAATGCTATCCTAAAGCAAGGTGAGGCTGCTAGAGCCTTAGCCCTAGAGTCCATTGAGGTAGACGTAGGGGCCAAGCTTAAAGCTGTTGGTAGGGATGGTCGTACTGCTGTAGAGAAAGTCTTCAAAGAGCTTAGGGATGGCTCTCTGGCTAACCTTAGGCAAGCCCCTACTACTGCTGAGTTTGATGATTATTTCTTCAAAATAAATGGCCGTAAAGCTACCGAAGATGAATTAGACCTTTATCGTCTCCAGCAAGAGTGGAACGATACTGACTGGTTTATGTCTGCTGACATGCACTTCAAGCGTGAAGTAAACCGTGGTGTAGAGATACTGGTTCCTCAGGACGGTATGGAAGTTCCTGCTATTAAGTCTAGCCGTGAGGCTAATGCTGGCAGAGAAGTCTGGGACGCTGACGCTGGAAAGTACGTAGCCATTGAGTCCCTGTCTGGAGATAGAGAAATCTATCGTCTTGTCGAGGCTACTGAGTTTGGTGGCCAGATGACTGACCTCGTGGCCTCAGCTACTCCTAGAACTAGAGCCTTGAAGCATACTGACGTTATGGGTTATAACGTTGGTGGCTCAAGACTCTATGCTAACAACAAGACTAACTTCATGATTAAGCAGGATACCACTGTTGATCTTGCTGGTGGTGTTACTCGTCAGGGTACTCCTAGGACTATTCTTGTTGCTAAGACTGAAAAAGAAGCCAATAAAGCTGTTGCGGAGATTAATGAGGTTCTTACCGAACTTCATAAGATTGCTAACCCTAAAGCCTTTGATAATGCTGACGATTACATTAGAGTTATTCAGTCTAAGAATGGAGACGTAAATCTTAACGAGTTGATTGCCCGTAACTCTGCTTGGAATACTGATGTCCATAGTGTCATGGACTTAGTAGAGTTTGCTACTGAGAATAAGTTTGACCTTAGAGAACTTGTCGATGCTGTGTCTGACGGACAACAACTTGTCAAGGGTGACTCCATGATTGGGGATATCACCTTCAAGGATGTGGCTATTGCCCCCGGTCCTCTTAAGTACGGTGACTTTAGAAACGATAAAGTACTTATGGGCTATGGTGGTCAAAGACTACCTACGGTAGCTCCCTTTGAGGCTATGCAGCGTAGTGTTATGTCTGCTATGGCTAGACAGACTGAAGTAGCTTACGAGTCTAGAGCTATCTTAAGGCTTTATAAGACCGCTCTAGAAGAGAACCTTCTCTCTAAACAGAACATTGCTGCTATCAGAAACATGTCTCTTCGCCAGAAGGCTAGGAACATGGAGATTGCTACTGGTACTGAGTTTGGTAAGAAGCTTGAGCTTGAGCGTAAGAAGATTCTAACCAGACTTGAGAAGCAGAGGGTCCTTGATGTAGCCTACCATAACATGAAGGATAGGTGGTCTAATATCCTTTATGATAAAGGCTTCAAGAAAATCTCTGAGAAGATGGACGCACTCTCTGCTGATCCAGTATCAGGTACCCGTGGTATTGTCTTTGATACCTTCTTCTGGGGTGCTGTAGACCAAGCATGGGTACAGGCTTCTCAGTTGTTTGCTATTATGGCTATGTCTAATAAGACTCGTGGTATCGAAGCTGCTGCCTTAGCACCATTCTTTAGAGGCACTGTAGCTAATGGTCATGCTGCCGTAGAAGAGGCTATGTCTAAGCTTATGGGTAAAGCTGTTAGCGTTGACCCTAAGCATATGAAGGACATGATTGATGTCTTCAAGACCTCTGGTAGAGCCGCTGTGCAAGCCTCTGTGGCTGACCTTGGGGAAGATGCTGGTGGTAAGATTGCTCTTAGAACTGTAAGAGAGAAGGGTAGATTCTTCTATAACGAAGGGGAACTCATCTCTCGTATCTCTGCCCATATTTCAGCCTCTCTGGATTATATTGCTAAGTATGGTCCTAAGGCTGACCTTAAGAGTCAACATGCTAAGCGTTGGGTTATGCATGAGAGTGACAAGCTTACCCATGCTATGACCTCTACATCTAGGCATCCTATCGAACAGTTTCCTATGATGCAGTTTATGTCTTATGCTCTTCGTATGACTGAGTTTATGACTGCTGGACTAGCAGGCGGTAAGAATGTCCTTACTAGTACTCAGAAGATTAAGCTGGGTACTATGCAGCTAGGTTTCTTCGGTGCTACTGCTGTACCCTTTGGTGGCGCTGCCCTAGCTTGGTACGAGTACCGTTATGGTACTGGCCTAGACGAGACTACCTACAATGCTATCCGTAAAGGTGCTTTAGACACACTACTTAGTTATATTACTGGTATAGAAACTGAGGCTGGTGGACGTATCGCTTGGGGTGAAGGTCTTACTACAACTATTCAAGACCTGTCTAACAAGAACATAGTAGAGATTCTCTTAGGCCCTACTGGTACTGTCGCTACTAATGCCTTTGAGTCTCTTAACCAGTTTGCTGGTAACCTTAAGTATGGTATGTCTAGAGGTACTGTGGACGACATTATTGATATTTTCAAGACTATGAAGTTTGCAAATATGTACCATAACGCTATCCTTGCTTGGAAGCATGAGACCTATAGTATGAGGAATAGTGGTGGTGTCCTTCTAGATGATGTCTCTAGAGGAGAAGCTATTGCTATGGCCTTGGGCATCCCTCTTGAAAGAGTTAACTCTATCTGGGATACTATCGGTAACACCAAGCTTCTTGATGCTTACTACAAGGATGTCGGTAAGAAGATTTCCAAGATGTACTATGATCTTCACAGAGAAGTAGACCAGAATGGTTGGACTAGCCCTTATGCTAGACAACTAACTGCTTCTATTGAAGAGATGTATAAACTAAACCCAGAACAACATAGATACTCTAAGTATGTGGACAATACCTTCCGCTCTATGTACGAAGAAAGCATGTTAAATGAAGCTAAGCGTGAAGCTGAGCGTAACGCAGCAGGAGCTAATCAATAATGGTCTTTGCACCTAAACTAGAAGGCGGGGTCGCCTATAACCAACCCGTAGATACACCTAATGCTATGAGTGCTGTAGCAGAACTCTTTAACTTTGGTGTCAAGTCAGCAATGACTAAGCCTGCCGGTAGTGGTGAGGCTAAGCTTACCGAAGACGAGAAGTTTTCATTAGCTGTAAGAGAGTTTGAAGAGGCTAAGGGTGGTACCTTTACTTGGGATCGTAAGGGTATGCGGGAGTTTATCTTTAACTACCCACAGTTTACTAGCCAAGCTAAAGGCTTTGCAGAAGAACTTGGTGTTATGACTGCCGCTCCTCAAGAGGAGTCTAGAGATGCTCTTCTAGAATGGGCTAAGACTCCTGAGGGTGTTGTGGCTGCTGCTATGACTAATGGTATGTCTCCTGAAGAAGGTCAAGCCTTTATGGCTAAAGCGTTTACTGAAGTCATGCAACAACAAGCAGAGATTGCTAATCTTGAGCGTAACGCTGCTAAGCTTACTGCTGAGGGTACTATTGAAGCTAAGCGTTGGGAAGCACTAGCTCCTACTCAAAAGTCTATGGTAGATAATGCTGTTACTAGTATTCTTGGTCCTATTGTTCAGACGGTCAAAGACGGTGGTACTGTAGAAGTTACTCCTGAACTAGCTGCTATGATGGGTGGTAGCCTACCGTTCACTGAAGTTACTATGACTAACCTACCCCTGCTACTTAGTACTGCTAAAATGGTTATGACTACCCAAGGTCAACAGAACTTTGAGTCTAACTTCGGCTATAGTGCTCTTCCTCCTGATGATTGGAATGCCAGTGTCTATAGTAGCATTGATGGTCTGATTAGAGTTGCTGAGCAGTTTGATTCCCCTCAGGAGGCTACTGCCGCTATGAATGCTCTCATTGAGGCTGACGCTCTACGTAAACTTGATGAGCGTGGTGTATCTACTGCTGTTTATTTAGCTAAGATTCTTCCCCCTGAAACCTTTAAACTCATGGTTGGTGACACTAACGACATGATGGAGAAGCTTGGGGGTGTTCTTATCAGTGATGGTGGAACTCTATTCCCTAAGGTTAAGATCGAAGAGAATGTAGCTAACCTGTCTAAGTCTGATGCTAAAAGTTTAGCTGAGTCCACTGTCCAGATTCTTTCTGAGACTATGGATGAGGGTGTCTTTACTGCATTCAATGCTGCTAGAGAACGTTCTGGTTACGAGGTTATGGATGGCGCTAGCTTCAATGCTGTCATTGGTCAGAACGCTACTCGTATCAATGAGCTTGCTAAAGGTAACGCTGAGTTTAAGGCTGAAGTCCAAGATACTCTGGTAAGTGATATTCAACAGACTATCTCTATTATTGAGAGTAATCTTATTGCTGGTGTTAACCTAGAGTTTGATGGTAAGAAGTTTGTCATGACTCCTGAGCCGGGTACTCTGGCTGAACAGAAGTGGAATGACTCCTATAGACCTTACAGTAAGTCTGCCCTTAATCAGCTTCCTGCTGGTCTGGATATTGACGCTCTTAATCAGAAGGTTAGTACTCTAGGTATTCTAGGCCCGATGGGTAAGGAGGTTCAAGAAGCTCTAGGCTTACTCAATGAACCTACTCCTGCTGCCTCTGGTTCGTCTAGGGTAATTCCTAAGGGTCGAGGTAGAGGTGGTTCTACTGTAACCAAGAGTTCTAAAGGTGGTGGTAGAGACGTAGGTGCAGAGTTAGGTATTGACTTCGCAACTTATGAATCTGAGAATGGCATCCCATCTGGTTACCTTAACAAGGTTGCCCTTATTGAATCTGGTGGTAACCCCTCTGCTGACAACCCAATGTCTTCGGCTGGTGGATTATTCCAACAGATTGACTCTAATGCTGCTGCCTATGGCGTCGCAGACAAATATGATCCAGTTCAATCCACTGAGGGTGCTGTTAGGTTTGCGGTGGAGAACATGAACTACCTTACCAGAGTCCTTGGTAGAGAGCCTACTGGTGGAGAACTTTATCTAGCCCACCAACAAGGTCCCGGTGGTGCAGCTAAGCTCCTGTCTAATCCAGATGCTCTGGCTGTCGATATTGTTGGTAAGAAAGCTGTGGAGCAGAATGGTGGTAACGCCAATATGACTGCCGGTGAGTTTGCCAATATCTGGATCAGTAAATACAACGGTTCCAGAGGTCAAACCTCTCCTGCTCCTGCTGGCTCCATGAGTCCGTCTATCAGGTCTGACTCTGCCTCTATTGATAGCCCTCAAAGGGTAGGCGAGGGTACGCCTCTAGATAGCCCCGTACAGGCCGTAGGAGGGGCTACAGAGGGCCTATCCGCTGCTGAGGTAGCTGCACTAGTGGAAAGAGTTAAAGAGGCCCCTGAGAAGGCTATTCAGGTGGTAGAAGAGGCTATGGCTGGTAAGCCTGTAGACCCTATGATTAAGGCCCTTATCCAAGCATTAGTAGGAGTATAATAAATGAGTGGTAAGAAGATTGAGGCTGTGGAGAAAGTTTCTAAGCCTAGAATTAAGAATATTGAGTTAATCAAAAAACACGAAGGCTTAAGACTTCAAGCCTATCTTCCTACCAAGGATGATAAGTGGACTATTGGTTATGGGCATACCAAGACTGCACATAAAGGTATGGTCATTACTGAAGAGAGAGCCGAGGAGTTGCTTAGACAAGACTTGGCTTGGGTTGAAGATGTTATCGCTAGGCTGGTCAAGGTCAAGCTTACTCAGAACCAGTATGATGCCTTAGCTTCCCTAATCTTTAATATTGGAGAAGGTAACTTTACTAAGTCTTCTGTTCTTAGAGAACTTAACGAGGGTAACTACCAAGGTGCTGCTGATGCTTTCCGTATGTGGAACAAGCAGCGTAGCAAGACTACTGGTAGACTTAATGTCCTTAAGGGCCTCACTAAACGCAGGGAAGAAGAGCGCGCACTCTTCCTTACGAAATGACAGACCAAGAAAAAATAGACCAGCAGGCTAAGCAGAGTCATGCTGACGACATGTGGAACAAGGTTATGATTGCTGCCGTTATAGGGTTACTTACTTGGAACCTTATGACAACCCAGAAGCTAGCTGTGGATGTAGCAGTATTGACTGAGAAGATTGGTAGAATAGAGGAGACCCTTAAACAATGAAGTTCTTGCATTGGCTTTTAGACTTCTTAATGCTTGTTGTTCCTTTCTTGGAACTTACTGAAGTAATCGCAGTTATTCCCATTGAGTACCTACCTTACTACATGCTTGTTACTGTTGTAGCTCGTAGGGGTATTCGTATGCTAGAGGAGCATCTTAATGTTAAGCGTTCTCAAGACACTCCTGAGTAAATGGATCATCCCTGCCTCAACTCAGATTTGGCTCCTTGTGGCTGGTGCATTTGGTGTGCTTCTGCTCGTCGTCAAAGGTCAGAGCAAGAAGATTGGCAAGCAGGAAATAGAGAACAAGAATCTAGAGTCAGAAGTTCAGAAAGCGGAAAGGTTACAGAATGTGGAAATCAACACTGATAGGGATGCTGCTCTTAAGCGGTTGCGTGAGCACGGTTCAGTCCGAAAGGGTTAACCTCTGTAAACAGCTACCAACTGTATCTGAAAAAGATACTACTCAAACCATTATTGAAGTAGATAACTTTAACGCTAAGTATAGGGCTGCTTATTGTGCCAAGTTCTAAGAACTATGTAAGAGATTACAAACAAGAGTATAAGACTCAACATGCTTCTCCTGAGGCTAAGAAGAAGCGTGCTTCCCGTAATGCCGCTAGAGCAGAGATGGTTAAAGCAGGTAAAGTGCGTAAGGGTGACGGTAAAGATGTAGACCATAAGAATGGAAATGCTAATGATAACTCTAAAGGTAACCTTAGAGTAAGGAGTGCTTCTAGTAATAGAAGTTTTGCTAGAAACAAGAATGCAGGTAAGAAATAATGGCTAAGAAGCCCAATCTAGGTCAGATTAACTCTTCTGTCTTTACTGTAGGCCAGCTTAACGCTGCCTTCACTAAGATTGATAATGCCTTTGAGAATACCTTATCTAGAGATGGCTCTAGCCCTAACAACATGCTTGCTGACCTTGATATGGACAGCAATGATATCCTTAATGCTGGTGTGCTTGATGGCACTAGCCTGAATGTGGATAGTGCTACTATTGGCGGTAAACTATTCAGCGGTACCATTGAGTGGCGCAGTGACTGGCTTACTGCCACTAACTACAAGAAGCTTGACTTGGTTCGTAAGGATGGTGTCTTGTATATCTGTCTTGAGGAGCATACCTCAGACACCTTTATGACTGACCTTACTAACCTTAAGTGGGAGTTGTTTATCAGTAACACTGAAGGTCCCCAAGGCCCAGCAGGTCTCGATGGTTCTGATGGCTTTGGTGTACCTCCGGGTGGTACTACTGGTCAAGTATTAGCAAAGATTGACAACACTGATTACAATACTCAATGGGTTACAGGAGGTGGTGGTGGAGTCACTGACGGGGACAAAGGGGACATCACAGTCTCTGCTAGTGGAGCTACTTGGACTATTGATAACTCTGCTGTCACGCTAGCTAAGATTGCTGATCTACCAACTAATAGACTCCTTGGGCGTACTACCGCAGGTACTGGTCCAGTAGAAGAGTTAACTCAGACACAAGTTAGAAC